TCTTTATATTTAGCAGTATCAGTAGTACCTACGTCTACCTCACCCCAAGTGCCCGTTACCATCTCATAACCACTATCTATGAGTTTCATATCGGCTGGTAGTGCTTTTCCACACAACTTGGAAAACTGGTACGCATCTCGCTTCTTATCCCAACTGAGCCAAAACTCTGCATTATTCTTATATTTAACTAACTTATACTCATACCCAATTTTTCCATGAGTGTCAATATAGCGTATCTTGCCTAAAATCGTATATAGATCCCTTCGAATACGCAACGTCTCACCATAATTAAAAACCATAATCTTCTCTCATACTGAAAACTACACACATAAATGTATATTACTAATTACTATGATTGTACACATAATATGAAAGTATGCCAATACGGGTATAAAAAAAGGACCTACAGAAAACTGTAAGTCCTTTTGCGCTGGTGCGGTTGGCGGGACTTGAACCCGCACGAGCGTTAGCTCACCACCCCCTCAAGATGGCGTGGCATTTAAATTTCACACACAAAACTTATAAATACAGCAATTATCTAGCTCGATTACTAGCGTATCTATTTATATTTCACTATATTTTTATATAATATGATGTCAAAATGATGTCATATATACATTTATATTTCTCGGATAGAATAGTGGAGTCCAAAGAATTTGATAAGCTTCAAAACATTAGATCTACAATATCTCCTTGGGGCAGGAATCAGTAACGATTTATCGCTATTAATGTATACCGCCTTTACATTTTCTTTCCAAACAAATTCAGGGAAATGCTCAGCTAATCCCAAAACTTCCCAAGCCTCTCTGTCAACAGCAAGTATCCCTTGACCTAATTCCCTTTGCATGGAACATATTACGTCCCACGCTTCAGCATAGTTCGACACGGGCACTGGGTCCCTCATAAAATGTGGATTACAATTAAGAATTTTCAGCATTACTCCCACCTCCTATTATTACCCTAATTACACCATATTTTTAGATTGTATGCAATAAATTAAATATAAAAAAAAGGCCTTACCAAGTTATATCCTGGTAAGGTCTTTTATATAGTCAATCCATGAGTCCACCTGCTCATGCTCAGGAGATGTATGGATCACCTCTCAGTCATCGACGAATTGCCCCTGCCAATCCAAATACACCGCTTACCACGGCCCATGTGTCACGTTGCCGTTTAAGGCGCTGTTCGGTTCGTTTGTTGCGTTTGATTTGTTCTGTCAATTCTTCTAATGAGGTCGAGGCTTCGTTCAATTTCGCTTCTTGCGTTGTCAAGAGATTGGAGGCTTTCGTTAATTCTTGCCCCTGTTTCTCGTTGATTGCTTTGAGCGCGTTCAATTCCTTCGTCCGTTCTTCGTTGATAATCTTCAATTCTGTTAATGCTGTTCCCTGCGTCGCGGTTAAGCTGTTGGCTTGCTGCAATGCTTTCTCGGAGTTGTTGATTGAGCTTTCTGCTTTCATCAAGCGCCCTTTGAGTTCGTTCCAACTGCTCACGGGTACGCTGATAGTCGGCTCTTGTGTCGAGGTACCCTCCGATGAGGCTGCATGCGAAATAGATGGAAATAATGCTAAGCACACCACAAATAACACGCTTAAGAGTAAACGCAGATATAACTTTGTTCTTGATAGTTTCATACATGGTAACTCCTTCCTAAATTGTACTACCCCACTGAGCACCCCACCATCGAGCGGTGCCACGTAACCAGTCACCACCACTCCATCGTTCGTCGCCCTCATGGCACACCAAGAGGTCCCATCGGTCAACGTTGGAGTCTGGGCCGTACGTATTATTTGGATAGCCCGTCGGATCTAAATAATAGAGGTCCAATCCGTCCCGATTATCTGCTGCTTCGGCGTGCGTCATCTGATGTTGTAGGTCAAGTGGCACACCTGCATTAATAGTAAGCACCGCCATAATTTGTGTCATAGTGGCCAACTGTTCTTTTGTTGGTGGTTCACTACCTAGGTTATTTTCACTGACTGCATCCCAACACGCTTCAATGGCAATGCCTACAGCGTTACTATTGCGCATATAGGTGTGTTCCTTATAATCGGTTAAGGCCTCTATATCGGTCCACATTGTACCTGCTCGGTCGATGTTGATATGGTAATCTGTGAAGTGCTTACCACCTTTTACCCCTGTCCAATGATAGTACGCCTTTTCAATTTGGCCATAGGCATCTAGCGCTAGGTCTTTTAACTCGTCCATTGTAATTTGTCTAAACATTTATTTCCCCCTCTCGTCATGGTTAATATCATCCTCTAATTGTTGTATGCCAGGTCTGTTCATAGGCAATGTATTTGGTTCCTCAAGCTTATCTGGAATCCCGTTATGGTTCTTATCGATGAACATGCCACACAATCCAACAATGGTCATAAGCACTGATGGTACGAATATATGGTCAATTATAAGAATACCCTTATCGATAAGCTGATTCGCTTCAGGGGATACATACCCCTTAATCGTCGATAGCACATACTGGGCAACGACTAATATCATCGGTACTAGCATGACGAGGACCAATGCCCTCGTTGCTAATACACCTGTTGGCCGTATGCCAGCTATTCGAATGGACTTATATGACCGCTTAATGCGGTTAATAATCGCTAGCTTATCCATTACCCCTCCATGCCTTTATGATTTCAATCGTATATTGAAATATTTTTCCTATATCGATTAGGTCATCTTCAACCATTTCACGTAGGTTTTCAATAATAGACCAACACTCAGCGAAGAATGGTATCAGCATAAATGCATAAGAGAATATATGGTCTAAGAATAGATTGGTGTTTGGTATTGGGATATCAGGTAATGAAATAAATACAATGGATAGTATCATCCATGCCGGATATTGTATGCATAGTTTCTTTAATAGATCACCTCTAAGGCGCTCACTCATTAAATATCTACGCCGTTCACCGGTAGTTTCATCGATATACCTACCTTTTCCCCATCCATACCAGGTCAATGTTGTTAGTAGTGTAATAGGATTATTAGGCCTGTGATTATCTTTGTTATACCGCAACACTTCTGCAGCAATCCGCTGTATTGTGTCCACAAATAACAATGTAGTGGTTAAAATAATCACTACCCCCATACTGACTATATGTTCATGCGATATACCACTGATGAGCATGATTAAAATATCATTAAGAATATCCATTCACTCCCCCATGCCCTTATGATTCTTCATCTAAAGCCATTAAATCATTGTGCACGCATCCTTCTGTTGGACATGTACCGTCATCGTTGAGTACTTCCCAGCAGTACTCACAGAATTCCATAACAGGAACTTTGCTATCACCGATATATTTAGGCATATTATTGCACCTCCTTAATTCGTGCGACCATTTCGTTATTCAACTTGATATATTGAGTGCTAATTGCATTAGTAGGTTTTCCCATAAGTAGCAATCTACGTTGCGCTTCTTCTAGCGTTTTGAAGCGGGGTTCATATTCAGCTTTTATAGCGTTAATCTTATCTTCCTTTGTAGGAACATACGGATCAGGCTCAATAAATTTTCCGTTTACATACAATTTACCGCTCATAAATTCATCTAGCATACTGTCACCATCTGCAGAATACACATATTGTGCATTTGGATAATCGTGTTCAGCTTGCGCCATAATATCATCACGGCTCAACGTGTTATCACACAGGGATGTAATACGCTCCCCTTTGTCATTTAAAATAAATACATATTGATTCATAGTAGCATCCTTTCGGAGGTGAAATTATGCGCCGTTACGCCGTTATACTAAAACGTAGACAACGCAATACCATTACATTAAGGCAACTATTTAACGAGTGGTTGCCTATTCACTCACAAGCTATTACTAAGAGTGTCGTTAAGTCTTACCATATTGCTTTTAAACACATATCCAACATAGCGGATATGCCTATCACGGATATTCATTTTCAGCACCTTCAAAATGTGATTAATTCCATGCACGTAAAAGGACTTTCTTACTCATCATGTAAGAAAGTCCGCACGTTACTTAATCAATTATTTAATTACGCAATCATCCAAGATTACCCTATCACTAATTACGCCTCACACTTAAATCTAGGGCCCAATATACCAATGATTAAAAGAAGAGTATTCACTCGCCAACAAATCAACAAATTATGGGCGATAGATAATTCTTATTCCCAAATGATTTTAATGTTGCTCTACACCGGGCTCCGTATCGGCGAGCTACTTAACTTACGTAGGCAAGATATCAATAGACGATCATTATACCTTATTGTGAGACACGCTAAAACAAAAGCTGGTGAAGGGCGTATTATTCCCATCCATCACCGCATCATGCCATTAATTGAGCAATTATACAACGATACAGACAATTATCTATTCACTATCAGCTACACATCATTTCGCAAGCATTTCCATGATATTATGAAACAACTTAACTGCAAGCATACTATCCACGATACCCGGCACACATTTGCAAGTCTACTTGATGCGATTGCGCCGCCTAACACGTTACGCGCATTGTTAGGTCATAAACAAGGCGATATCACTACCAGGGTATACACGCACAAAACCATTCGGGAACTACGTAAAACAATAGAATTATTAAAGTAACTCCCCAGTGGGGACGCGATAACTATGATTCTGATGAGAGGAGTCATTGGGTTACTTTTCCAATATCATTTATTGAATGCTATTCTGCGGTGCCGTCTATAATTGGAGGTTCTAGTGATAGCATTAAGATTTACAATATTAATAAGACGGGTTTTGAAAAAGTTTCTTATTATAACTTTCAAACAAATAAGACAGTCTCGAGACCGTGTCTTTGGTTAGCAGTTGGTAAAGCTTAATGCCCAGTGGGGAATATCCTGGTTTGATTCCAATAGGTACTACAAAGATATTTCGCTACCGATTAACAATACTGTTCTGGTATCCTTAGCCACCGACGACTCTGTCAGTGTTGCGACTTCTGGATCGGAATGCTTTATTTCGTGGAACAGTGGATTTTCTCAATCTAATAGAACCGCAATCAGATTCTTAACTAACAGAGCAGATACTGGAAGTTTTGTGTGGATAGCCGTCGGATTATCTTAATACCCAGTGGGGAATAGGCGGCCAAGATAATGTAACTAAGACAGAAGTGCGATTCCCTATCAAATTTACAACTTTATTCATGGCGAACGCTATTGATGCGTACTGGTCGGGCTCAGATACCCCTAGGTATTTTGCCAACTCCGTGACTGAGAGCGACACCACTAAGGCCGTATTTTCGGCAAGTGATAGATATGCTGCTTCTTATTACTGGTTCGCTCTAGGAAAAATTTAATTACCTATAATCAGAAACATAATCTGGTCACCAACACCTTGCTGCCCTCTATAATCACTATCCTTGTACGTCAACTGATTTCTAGATGTCGATAAAATGATTTCAGAAAATGAATAATCACCGTTATATCTTATTGCAGAAACGGCGATAGTTTTATTACTGAACTCTATCGGATATCGCACAGTCCATGGCTTTGGTTGATTATTAGCATTAAATAATACCCACTGGATAGTGAAACCATTTGCAAATTTAACAAAGCCTGCGCTAGCATCAAGTTTAGATGCTACTATAGCACCTTGGCCCAATAAATTTTTAATTGTAACAAGTGTACTAGCAGGAGTGTCTTTCCAATTTGCACTTCCAAGGATTGCTTTGATTTGGTCTGTTATAGGAGAGTGAGATGAAGTAGATGAGTTATGCTCTTTAAGTTGTTCCTGATTAACTAGCGCCCCCATATTAACTGTGAGTGATACATTGCCAGTGTTACTAAACATCATTCCGATAGTTAGCTCTTGAGATACAACAACCGCACCCCCTTCTGCCGGCATTCTATCAGGTTCAGGATCTGTTAGGTATGCATACAATATTTCTCCTTTATCTGGATCATTGGCAAATAACCCAATTTCTGACATTCTAAATGCCTCTTTTATGCCGTTATTTGTAATAAACGTATCAACGCTTACGATTTTACCTTCTTGTTTAACTACAAAATTAGTAGTCTCCCATTTAGAGGAGATTACATCAGTTAGTGCCAATGGATTCGTTGCATTAACGCCACTACCGACTTTGATTTTAGTGAATGTCAATTTAGTTTTGCCTGCATTTACCTTCGCTTGAAGATCAGCACCGATATCAGTCATGGTTGCATTTGACCATTCTGCCATATATTCCTCCTATCTAACGCTATTATCTAGCGCTACATTAATCTTCGTTTTCTTAGATTCAACGGTGTAAGACGTTACATGGGTATTCAAATTAATGCGCCATGCATTCGTGAAATCACACTTGATATTCACTTTCCTAGATACACCGCACCATCCGGCAAAATACTTATTGAAGTTAATTCGTCGAATGAATTCAATACCATCTAGCCAGGACCGTACATTTTTAGCCGCATTAATAGCACGTACAAGCTTAGCTATATCTGTTTCGCCTCTTAATGGGGCTGTGATTAGCGTAACCTTAAAATAGTACGGTTTCCCGCCATATTCAAACCATTCTTCGGTTTTTGAATCAGAATATATAGTCTGTACGGCCTTTTCAACAGCATACGGCGTGCCCTTATGGCGGTGAATATCAATTGAGTTCTTCACCATTTCACGTTTAGTCTCTATCGGTAACCCACTATCATAGTCATCCACGTGTAATTGATACGCTAAATGATCAATTACACTCTCTGGTTCAGTATCAATAGACGACCATAATAGCAGAGTATTCGTATTCATAAATTCGGCCAGCATATCATCCCACGTTTTAGCAAGGGACTTAACTGGTTCCCTATCGATTGAGGACGGAAGATGCTCCGCACTAGTATACTTGCTATCAAGTATCATTCTTCCTCACTTCCTGCGAGCGCTACAGCGATTGTATTGGCTACTGCCACGCCGCTTTGTTCTGCAATCGGGGTAAATATAGGTGCCGTTACTTCAACGCGTTTAATTCCGGATACATCCATGAGCATTTGAACCAATCGACTGGGTACTATATCACGGCCCAATTTTGACTTTTGCCATATAACATAGTCATTAACTGCTTTATCTGCCTTAGCTTTTACCACCGTTGCATCGGCGCCTTTTTCAATGTAATACTTAGCGTCGATGTTATATTGCGTAGTAGTAGGTGCTAATACAGTTAGCTTATCAGTCAGAGGCCTACGTTTCTTATCAGATAAATAATCCGTAATAGTCGTGAGCAATTCTTGCCCAGGAAGTCCTCCTCCTGCTAATAAGGGATAAATATTAACCTCACCTGGACGTGGAGAAGATACGCCTACATCTGCCACAAGGTGCGACGCGGACTTTGTAAAATACTCATACGCCCCTTCAGGGCCTGCCACAGAGAACGATTCTGGAGCCTCATGAATACGTTCGCGATACGATTCGTCGTCCTCTGTATCAGAACCACCTTCAGATAGAGTTATATTACGCATCGTATCCACATAAGCTATAGGATCAATAATTGTACTTATCTCGCCCGGCTTAAACCCATTGCCTCGCGCCCCGGCAATTTGTGCTTCTGCTTTTACGGATCCATTAAGTTGACCTGGTAGAATAACCAAATCCTCAACAGTAGCAAAATATTCGCCACTTCCAGTTGATATTCTAGTCCACTTTGGAATAATGACAGAGTTCGTGCGCACTGCTGACAATGTTGCTTGAATTGTTGTAGTCGCTTTCGTTGCCTTTAATCGCTCAACAGCAGCAGGAACAGCTCCAACATTGTCCAAGTTATCGCCTTCTGCATAGGCTAATAGATTTTGTTTAGCTGCATAATTTGCATCGTTCAATAATCGGATAATAATTTCCGAAATTACATTTAAAAATAAAGTAACAGGATCGCCCTCTCCCAAGGTTCGCCCTGTTATTGTTGTGTAAATATCAAATACCTTCTGTTGAACGTGTTCTTTATCTGTGTTAAAAAACTCAACATTAGGTAAATCAGATAATCTCATACAGTCACCATCACTTTCGGAATCAACGCCCCATTTTGTGTGGCGGTAAATGATATATCACTAATTTTGGCACGTGGTTCATACCGTTTAATTTGTTGGAATATGTCGTTAGATAGATGAGCTTGCGCCTGATGGATAGGCATATCAATAATGCGACCATCAATACCAAACTCCCTATCTAGTGGCACGCTACCACGAACAGTAGAAATAATCGTTTGCACATTCTGCAAAATCTCAGCGACTTCACTTTCAGGTGCTAGCGATATCCTATTGTCAGTTACTGGTTTAATTTCATACGTTGCTGACATGGCTAGAACCTCCTCAATATCGTATTAACTTTATTGAACTTCTGACCATATTGATTTAGCATGGACTTTTCTTCTACTGTATTATTATCCGAATATTCCTCAAGAGTTAGAGAAACCTCAATAGATTGAGTCTTACCGTATGCATCCGTGAATAAGCTATCCTCGCTCATAGACATGATGACAAAGTAGTTTTGACTAACAGGTTTACCACCGATAATAAACGGTAATACAGCCCCCGTATCGCGATAATTTCGCAATTTCTTAACAGTACTATCTGGAGATTGTCCAAGTGATGCAGAAATAAGAATCTTACATGTAATTTGTTCCACATCAGGTCCGCTAAATTGTTTGACAGGCTTTTCTAACATCAAATTGTGCTTTTCCCATCGAGCACTACCTGAACGCGTTACATCCGATACAGTAAGAACATTATCTAATGCGGTATAAAATACTATATCCGCCAAATAACCGATATACATCTATACCTCCTATTCTGGTCCTGATGTTGTAGAACCACCAGACACTACACCGCCATGCACATGATGAACTAAGGAAATACCATTGACCACTACATCCCCACCGCTTGAATTAATTGATAAAGTACCTCCAACATTAAGAGTCATATCTCCAGGAACAGTAAGCACACGTTTACCATTATCCGCACCGCCTGGAGTCGGATCCGCACTACTAAAGAATGTGCCAATAATGAATCCATCGGAAAACCCACGTCCGGACCGATTAGGCAACATAATGCACAATACCTGGTCATCAATAGCCGGCATCCAATAGTCCTTATCATGTGCTGCACCTCGATTAATGACAGATAATGGCGCCGTTACAACACCTTCTCTATCTAGGCGTGTAACAACGGCTTTACCTTCTTCAGGAATTGTACTTGAAACATTTCCAATAAATATCATATCCACTAATGTGGATAATATGTCAGTAGCCATTTAAACACCTCCTTACATCAATCGACGTTGAATAATTGGCCCCTAATGTATGCGTTGCTTTAGTAATTAAATAATTACCATCGAACACCCCAAATCCTTCGAGATTAACCGTAACCGATGCCATAATAAGAGGATTACCAGGAAAACTAAAAGACATTGTATCGGCTTCTTTATTGGCTTCTCTTAGCTTCTTTTTAGCCAATCTCTTTGCCTCAGCCTTATCTTTAACCTGTTCATTAACCTCTAATACAGCAAGGTACGTGTGACCCTTACGGTCAGGATCTTCGAATGTATCCTCGATAACGGATTTCTTATCCTTATCTGTATATTTCACATGGCATGCTCGATATACTTCACGAGTTTTACTTTTGTACGAATAAGATAAGGCTCTAGTAATAATCAAAGGCGGTTGCTCGCCTTCCTTCGTCTGTACAGGTTGATATTGGCCACCTGGTCTACGAATTATAACTTTAGGCTTCACGTTTTCGTATTTGTAATCATCGAATATAATCAACTGTTCAGTGGATACCTTAAGAGAAAACCCAGCATCATTGCATAGTTTCTGCAAGAATGCGAGGTCTGATTCAGCACTTTGTGATGCATCTTTTAACGGTGGGTCAAAATCCGCATCCCATACTAGCTTTAATTTATTATCTTTTGCTTTCTCTGTAGCAATCGCTTTAAGCGTTGTAGTTTTCCACGATTTGTCTTTCTTTTTCTCCCGCAAGTCAGTACTACCGATAATAGCGACACCTTTGATTTTAACTACATCAGGAAGGCTACTGCCCTCGAATTCATCAATTTCAAATTTGCCGATTGGCAACGTAAATTGTTCATCCCCTAATTTCTCCCATGCTACGGTATTAATTGCCACTTCTAGTAATGACCCTTTCACAGGGTACCAATCGCCGACCCATAGACGGCCCCTATCTTCTAGTGAGATAGCCACGTCATCTACAGTTCCTGAAAGGTTATCTGTGAAAGTTACATCAAGAAGGTATTTACTAATATCGTCGGTGATGTCCTTTGACTCCTTACTCCCCCAATGTTGGTAACCAATCGTACACCATGCCCGCCGTGCTAACTTCGTTTGTGGCGTTAAATCTTTCTTCCATTTCTGGACCTTAGCTAGGCTCTTTTGTAAGCTCATATACTATCGCCTCCATGGTGGTAAGAATTCAGGCAAGGAATCAGCAGGAACATCTGGGCATGTTAACACAACACCAGCGGAAAATATCGCCGTATTACGATGTTTTTGGTTTGCTTCTAACAATAGATTAATGTATCGTTCGTTGCCATACACCTTATAAGCGATTAAATCCCACATATCCCCTTGTATTGTTGTATAACTAGTCATAACTTAACCTCCGTTGTCCGGCGGTATAGCTACGCATCATTTGTTCAAATTCACGCATTTTAGCGTCCAATGCCGACATAATATCATCAGTTGAACCATTACCAGCATTAATAACTGGTGCAAATGTAATCTGTACAGGCGCTCCACTATTACTAGATGAGGATGTCACAGGTACGCTAGGTGCTAATGATACAGTAGGCACTACAGCTGACTGCGCACCACCCACACCTAACATTCGTCCGGCCGTTTGCCATAGGTTCATAGCATTAGCACTACCATCAATAGGTACAATTACTTCAGGATATCCAGCTTCACCAATCAATGCGACTTCCGGAGATGTAATCACACCACCATTAGCATACGCATTACCGCCTGCAGCTTGAACACCTACAGTAAAGCCACCACTAAATTGAGCCTTAATGCTATCCCATGCGCCTGAAATTGCATTAGATACAGCACTCGGGATTTGACTTACCCAGTTTAACACAGCATTATAGGCATCACTTGCCCATTGGCCTGCGGCAGCTACGAAACCGGCTCCCGCATCAGCACATGCACTTGGTAAATTCATGATGAAATTAATAACATCGTTAACCAAACTACTAATCCATGATGTGGCCGTAGCATATGCTTCAGAGGCAAACGAAATAACCGCCGCCACGAATTCAGCGCCCAAAGTGATCATATACATAGGTAAATTGATTAAGAAGTTATAAATATCATCGACCATGGCACTAAATGTGGTAACTGCGAAGTTATAACATTCTGTGGCAAATGATACGACGGCAGATATAACAGCAGTACCAACTTGTACCGCTATCTCTGGTAATCGCAAAATAATGCCTATTATGAATCCTACGGCCATACCAATATATGTTGGTAGGTTTAACCATAGATTTACATAAGCAATTATTGCCGCTTTCAATGCATTAAATGCGCTAAGGCCTAATGATAAGAACCCATTAATTACAGCCATAATACCGGATATAATGGCGCTCCATGCGGAACTTAAAGCAGAACATACGCTATCCCATATTGAACTCAATCCAGAACATACACTATCCCAAACAGATGTTAACGTGGCACAGATAGTATCCCAATTAGTTACTAATAGGTATATCACCGCAATAATCGCCATGATAGCGATTACCCATGGACCACCTATTAATGCACCTGCTGCTTTAAATGCACCCGTTGCCGTTTCTACACCTTTAAATGCCGTGGTAATTGTAGTAATACCTGATGCTAGTTTTGTAGCCGTACCATACAGTAAGGCTAATTTCAATCCATTAGTGACTACGGCGGCAATAGCTTCCTTATTATCCTTCATGAAGGTTACAACAGCTTGCAATACCGGTATTAGTGCCGGTAATATTTGCTGAGCAATCGGTATAAAGGCTTGTGCCAACCCTAATGCAACTTGCGTAGCTTCCGCTTTCAAGATGTTCATTTGTAGCCATATTTCATGGAGTGATTTAGGATCTATTCCGACGCCTTTGATTTGTGATGCGGCCGCTTGTGCATCTGCATAGTTCTCAAATACTTTAGTAAGCTCCATGCCTTTTGCACCTAGCGTTTCAAGCATGAATTCTTGTCCCCGGCCTTGTGCTACCGCATTTTGGTAACCTTTAGCCATTGCATCCAACTGTTGATTCATAGGCAATAACTTGCCATTGGCATCGGTTAAGGATACACCAAATTGACTGAGATATCCTTGCAAAGCTTCAGCACTTTTACCGCCACCAGCCAAAGTCTTATCCATTTTAGCGAAAGACTTTGCGGCCGCTTCTACATCAACACCACTTAATGTCATAATCTTCTTAAATTGTGCCGTTTCAGCGGTTGTCATATGTAATTTATTAGACAATTGATAAAGTGCTTCGCCAGCATTTACTACATTATCTATAATGGCACCAATACCAAACCCACCGGCCGCAACCATAGCGAAATTTGCAAGCTTTCCTGTAATACCACTTACCGCAGCACTAGCACCTTGCGCAGCTGATGCAGCACCTGCTAAAGGACTTGCACCACCCATTTTACTGATTGCATTTTGATGCGCCGTCTGACTTGCGATATTAGACCGTAACCGGGCTTGCCGTTGTAACATAGAATTCAGCTTTTGCTCAGCTGCAATTGCTGCGTTCCTATCGCTAACATTACCAGTCTTTTGCGATATAGCTTGTAGTTTTCTATATTGCTCCTGTTGATCTTTGATTACATTAGATAATTTATTGAGTTCCTGAGATGCTTTTGATACGGAGGAAGATAACCCGCCATCGAGTTTACCTTTAATGGCAATCGCCATTTCTAAGACTTTATTGGCCATTATTTTCTCCCTTTCATTGCTTTATTCTCACGCTCGATACCATCACTAATGAGCTGAACGTGGACTATGAACTCATCCACGTCTAGCTCCCGAATAAAGTAATCCATTGCCGTGCTTGTGTATTTACTACACGTAATCGCACACTCTGTAAAATACCTTTCTAGGTCAGTTATTTTTCGGAATTGAGCAAAAAATTCTGTACCTCTAAGCACACTCTAGTGAAATCGGCAGCCGGGAGACTATAAATATCATCCACTTTACATCCGCATACAGCAGCTGCTACATGTGCTTGATACGTCATGGATAATGCCGGAACTGTAATAGTTTTATCTTCACCCTTAGCGGACTTTTCGC